GGTGCATTAAGTTGAATGGCTGTCCCAGCAACTAAGGCTCCTGCTACATGGTCAACCACTACTTGAGATCGCATAATATCGAAATCAAAAGCTTCACGAATCTGAGCCTTTCTAAGCGCTTCATCACCACCCGATTGGTTTACGCTGTTAAATACAGGGTCTCTTAATAGGTCACGATATTTTGTACCGTTAAGAAGCGCTGTTTTTCCACCCGTTGGAACTTTACGTCCAAATAAATCGGCTTCAGCTTGTGTAAGGTCGTTAACCACATCAGCAGTTGCTTCATTGTACCATGGAGTAAGTAATGATAGATTTGCTACATCTTGACCGATTCTAAGAGCAACAGCATCAGCTGCTGGGGCAAGATGGTTCATTATAAAGCTGTCAGATACTTCGGTTAACTCTTTGTCATTCATGGGAGCTTTTACGCCTTCCCAATTGTTAAGAGAAATATCTATTTTTGAAGTTTCGTAAGCGTTTTCATCTGATTGATCTACTACATTCCCAGCTACGAAGCTAGAAGGTACATCAATTTGAATAGTATCGCCCTTTCTTCGGGCTTCCTCGTCATAGTCTCTATATACAGAGCCTACAAATCCGAGTGAGTTTTTTAAAGCTGCGAAAGCTCTTTGGGCATAAATAATGCGTTTGGAATCGTCTATTGAATTGGGCATGATATTAGTCTTGGGTTTAAACCGTGACTAATATGGTCACGGTAATTAATCTTTTATAATTTCTAGGCTTTTGCCTTGTTCGGCTGCTATTTTTTGCGCTTTTTCGTATTTGACAGCGTTTTTAGCATCCGATTCTTTTATTGAAATAGTCTCTCCAGCTGTTGAACCGCCTTGAAATCCCGATGAACTTGGTCTGTTATCCTTTGCAACGTCTTTTAAGCTTCCTGTTTTAGTTTCATTTTGAAACCATTCTTCAGGAGTCATCACGTTTCCGTTGCCATGTCTTGCGGGGCTTCCTGTTTCATCAAGAGGTACTACCCTCCCAACTTCAGGATCAAACTTAAACGAATCAGAAACGCCTTTCTTAATGAAGGTGTTATTTGATGCTGAGTCTTTTAAGTACCGAGCAGTTAGACCGTCAACGGTGGCATTTACAAGATTTTTATTCTGCTTCTGAATAATTGAATCCTTTTGCTCTAGCTCGCTTAAATGTTTCTCACCCAACGCTCTAAATTTGGCTTCATCATCATCGCCAGCCTTCAAACCTTTTGGTTTACCGTCATCATCCAATGCGATGTCAAACTTTGAAAGAACTTGTTTTTGAAAATCTAGGTCATCTATTAGCGTATTAGGATTTTTAAGCCCTTGTTTAGCTGCTGAAACAACTTCGTTAACGCCCGATTGATTGAATAAGCCCTTTGGAGGATTATCTGGATCAACAAGCAAAAGGTTTCCAGCGTCAATAGCTGATTGTTCTACTTCGTGGGTTTCCCCATTGATTGAGACTTTGATTTTCATAGATATAACACAGTGTTGATTAATTGCGCCCGTAACAATTCCGCATAATTACCGAGATGCGTACTCGGTGGGCTAATGGATTACACACTGCTATGTAATTCACTATCAATATGGGAAATGAATAGAAGAAATTCGTTATAATTATTTCCTATTTAGATAGTTTTCACGTACATTTCACGTACATTTCACAAAGAAAATAATTACTATGGCTAGGGTAGAAGCAGAAGTTCCTGAAGAATGGAAGAAAAAACTAATCAGTATTAGCAAGAAACGAGATACACCCCAAAGACAGTTAGTTAAGGATGCTGTTTATCAAACCTATATTAAAAAGAGCGAGAAAGATAACGAATAGTATAAAAAAAGTAGCGATATGGAAGATAAAATATTTGACATAGTAACAGACCTAATTAGAGATGATATAACCAAAGATGAAGCAATAGATAAGCTATTGATTTTATATAGTGTTATAAATTGGGTGGCGTTTGATTGGATGAAAATTGAAACAAGACCCCCTAAATATGGTAAATACTTAATAACACGTAAAGATGGTAAAATACACTGGGAAACTTGGAATGGGAGCGGATGGGCTTATAACCATAACGAAATTAGATTCTGGGCAGAAATTAAGCCACCTTGTTTATAACATGTGCATATACGCAATGAAAAGTATTTAATTGTTTATAACGGAATTGTATATGGTTAGTTGGCTTTTCGCCAATTAATTATATACGGTGTTACCCATCTGTAAAATAAAAAAAAGGGCGTGGCTGACGATAGGAAGACAAATAACGCGCTATATTTACTTAAATAGTAATCATTTTTGAAAGTTTTTATTAAAATAGTTTGCAGATATGAAAACTATTTTGTATATTTGTATAAGCAATAAAGCTAAAGCAATTAAAAACATATATTATGAAACTTTCAACATTTGAAAACAGAACAAAAGGAAATTCTAAAAGTAGCAATGGATATGGTTATGCTAAAGAATTATTAACAACTAAAACAAGAGTTTATACTTGTCATACTTCTGGAAGTGGAAGATTTACAACAAATATAGACAGAACGGAGGATGCTATTAAAATTTTAGAAGATGCTGGATTAAAATTAAATACTGATTTTGTGACTGGAAATGATTCTCCAAGAGGTGGAAAAACAGGAAACTATGTTGAATTAACTTCTAAAGGAAAAACAAAAGCAATCAAATAATGGAAAATTATAAATTAGCATCAGAAAAGGGTCAGGATTTAATTTTGACCTATTTAAAAAGCAGAATGAAAGAAAAAAAAGTTACTCAAAATAAACTTGCTGAAATACTGCAAGTAAGTGTAACTACTTTAATAAGATACTTTAAAAAAGAAACACAAATGCCTTTGGGTGTGTATTTAGAAATATGTGGTGCTTTGGAATTAAGACCTTATTTAATACCAACCGAAAGCGATAATACTGAAATGCAAAGAATGTTTTTCAATTAGTTTTTTAAACGAATTGTATATGAAATTTAAAATTTACGAATTATGGAACGACAAATAATGATATGCGAATGTCTCTCGCTCGAACACCAAGTAATTTTTTGGTATGACAAAGAAGATGGTTACTTATATTGTGAGCCACATTTAACAACTTACAGAAACTTTTTTAAAAGACTGTGGTATGGATTAAAATACGCCTTTGGTTATAAAAGTAGATATGGCGACTGGGATAGTACGATATTTAAAAAAGATGACTTAGAAAAATTACGTGCTTATTTAGATGCACAGACTAAGTAAATTTTATTTTTTATGTACCGTGTTATTGTGCGTTTTAATGCACTCTAACGAATTGTATATGAATAGCAAAACCCTTTTTTCTGCGGTGGGGATTGACTGCACTAACTTAAATACATAAATAAAATGGCAAAATTTGCAAAATTAGGAATTGAAGTAAAAGACAAGATTACAGGATTAGTAGGTGTAACAACTGGATTAGCTAACTACATTACAGGTTGCAACCAATACCTTGTACAACCACAAGGAGACGGTACAAAATACCCTGATGCTAGTTGGATTGACGAAGGTAGATTAGTAGCAACCGATAAAGGAACTGTAATTGAGATTGACGAAGTAATGGCAGATGATAATGGTTGTGATATACCTGCACCAATTAAGTAACTAAGCGAGCGGTGGCAAGGGTTTTATTATTTATAACCCTCATTAACCCTAATAACCCTCATTAACCCTCATTAACCCTCATTAACCCTAACGTTGAAGCTAAAAAATGTTGGGCATTAAAAAATACAGACCTATGATTAGCAAAGAAAAATATAGAGAATCAATGACGATTGTTGAGCAATATATTACCCAATTGGATTTAGCGGGTGTTGTCGGTAGTACGGTCAATACTCACGAAATTGGATGCAAAGTAAAACTATCTAAATGGGGGAAAGAGATGCAAAAGCCTCATAACTTAACAGGTAAAGTAATTGATTATTTGCCTTATATGTATAAAGATGATGGATGTGTAACAGTAAAATGGGAAGGTAGAAGTAAGCCTGAATCAATGCACATCTCTCAAGTTGGAGCGGTAAAGTAGTATTACCGCCAACGGCTATTGTATGAATAGTAGCCGAAAGTAAGCGAGAAACTTTGAATTATAAACTAAATTAATTAACACATAATAGCCTTTAAAAAAGACCACATAACGGGCTATTATTTATACAAATTGTTATGTGGCGTTTTTATTATGATAAACTTAGATTACGTAAAAGAGCAAAGAGGATTGACATTCGTTAAAAAAGGAATGAAAGTTGAAAATACATACCTAAAGAAAGTTGGGATTATTAAAAGTGGAAATAGTAGCGGAAACCTTAATGTACTATTTGAAGGTGATAAAAAACCGCAAAATTGCCACCCAACTTGGGCAATGAAATACTATGATGAAAACGACAAGGTGATTGCTGAATATGGTGAGTAATGCCACATAACATGTGCATATACGCAATGAAAAGTATTTAATTGTTTATAACGGCTAAGGGTATGATTTGATTATTTTACGGATAAATAAAAACTGGACAAAAATGAGAACAAAGCAAGGAATAAATGACCTTATAAAAGGCATAATGATTGAAGGAAGCGTAAATGTTACGAACCTTGAAAGTACGGCAAACCGTATAATTGAAGCACTTACAGAGGAAAATAATTTAATTATACCCAATGTTATACACTGGGTGGCGATTGAAGAAGCCTTGCCCGAAATAAGTGAATGGGTTTTATGTTGTAATACTAAAGATGATTGGACTGATTTTGCTGAAATAAACCACAATGGCGAGGGCAAAATTGTGTTCTATAACCGAGAGTGTGAAATATACCCAACCCATTGGAAAGAACTACCTAAGCCGCCTTGTTTATAACGGTTTGGCTATGTGCTGAACGTAATGAAATGAAGTTTTGCATATAGCTGTTGTTATATGCTTTTTATTAACAGATTAAATTGAATTAAAATGGAATTTAAAAAACTTACAAAAGAAAACTTACCAGAGCCAAATAAGTTAATTTGGATAAAGCGTAAAAATGGGAGTATTTATTTAGGTTATAGAGAAGACAAACCGATTGCAACCAATAAAGATAGTAGTAGAGATTGCTATTGGAGAGCTAATCCAAGTCATTCAATGTTGATGGCTGATTCAAGTGAGTTGCGTTTTAGATATAATTTTTCTGATGTAACTGTTGACTCTTGGGCTGAATTGGATTTACCATAATTGCTTATAACGGCTATTGTATGAATAGTAGCCGAAAGTAAGCGAGAAACTTTGAATTATAAACTAAATTAATTAACACATAATAGCCTTTAAAAAAGACCACATAACAGGCTATTATTTATACAAATTGTTATGTGGCGTTTGAATTATGATAAACTTAGATTACGTAAAAGAGCAAAGAGGATTGACATTCGTTAAAAAAGGAATGAAAGTTGAAAATACATACCTAAAGAAAGTTGGGATTATTAAAAGTGGAAAT